CATTTACCTTTGAAGGATTCCAATGGCAACCAACAGGTGTATTAACCAATATGGCCTTAACTGAATATTTAAAAAAATAAGATATGATAATGACAATAGCATTAGTAATTAGTGTTGTCTTAAATTTAGTTTTGTTGATTGGAGTTTTTAACCTCCTAAAGCAAACAGAACAATTTGAAGATAGAATAGTACTAAAACGGGATGCAATACGAATATTAGCATCAAACGCATTAGATAGGATGAATGATGCTGATTTAAAGGGAGCATTTAAATCCGATGATGAAGTGGGTGGTGCATTTACAGATATAAAAGCAATAATAGAAGGATTAAATGAAGATATAGATTAAATATGGCAATACCAAGAAAACCAAGAAGAAAAAAATCAAAAATATACTTCGGGAAACCAGCACAAGATGCAATTATTGCATATAATAAAAGTGAGGATGACGTAGAGCGAAACAAAATTTATGAAGATGGAATAAAATTTCCCTTTGAAAAATTAGCAGAAAATGTTTTAAATACATTTAAATTTTCATATTTTGATGTACCAAAAATTGATGTACAAATGGAAGTAGTGTCAGTTTTGATTGAAAAAATCCATATGTACAAAGAAGATAAAGGTAAGGCATTTTCGTATTTTACGATTATAGCAAAAAATCATCTTATTTTAAAGAACAACGGAAATTATAAACGTTGGAAAAAAACAGCACTATTATCAGAAATGCCGCAGGGGTGGAATCCAGCGAATAACCATTATGATGAAGTGGAAGGTGGGGAATTTCGAGAATTTAAAGATATAATGTTAACGTATTGGGATACACACCTCACCACAGTTTTTACAAAACGTAGAGATATTCAAATAGCAGATGCGATTCTTGAATTATTCAGACGAAGTGAAAACATTGAAAATTTTAATAAAAAACACTTATATTTACTAATTCGTGAAATGACGGATTGTAAAACCCATTACATTACTAAAGTGGTGAATACAATGAAGGTGATTCAAAAACGTATGTTAAACGAATACATGGAAACTGGAGAATTCACCGATAACGTTGATGCATTTTGGGATGAAAACGGTTAGAAATATAAAAATCTTCTATTTATATAAAAGAGAAATCTTTTAATTCATAATTATAATTTTCAATCGTAATTTAAAGTGATTGAATTCAAATTTACCCATTCTATTAATTTAGGGTGGGTTTTTTTATTTACTATATTTATATGTAACTAATATGTTAAATTATGAAAGGTGAATTTGAATTATTTCCTGGTAAAGACCTAAGTGGTCTATTTAAGGATATATACGATAATCAAAAAAATAAAAAACTACAAATTTCTCAACTAATAGCGGATATACGTAAATTGGTGGTTAACTCTAATGATCTTATAACAATAGGACCAACTCTAAAGGATTTAATAGATAGTTCTGTACGAAATGATGACTCATTACTTAAAATGGCAACCATTGCTCAAAGAATTATTTCAGCTGGATCTAAAGGAGAAGAAGAAGTTGGTGGACTTACTGATGATGAAAAAGCGGATTTGCGTAAACAATTTGATGAAAGTATGAAGGATGCTGTGGCAGAAAATGATGGAAGGGTTGATGAATTAACATTTGATGTTGAAGAACTAAAACAAAAAACACATAAAAAATAATGGGAACGGATAGAATATCAACATCAAACCACCACTCTTTAACAAGTAAGCAATTACTTACAACGAAAGCCCCAATTATGGGGGTAGTGAGCCATGTAATTTTAGATGATTCCGATTCATTCATGGATGAAGTGGACCAAGAAACCGTTTCAGATAAAAAGAATACTACTCAAATCGGTTGGTGTTATGTTCAATTTGAAGATACTCAATTATTAGATAAGGATAATCAAAACCCACACCCACCATACGATGTATTAAATTTAGATTTACCATTACAGGGGGAGCAGGTTGAAATGATACCAATTGGTAATATATTTTATTATAAAAGAATTACCAAAGGAAATTTAAATGTAGGTAATGCAATCAGCACATTTCAGTTAGAAAAATTTAATTCAGGAAAATCCACTTCCAATAATTCTGCAAGTAGTTATAATAAAACTTCACAAACCGGAATTACCAATTCTAACATAAATAATTCTGATGATATAAAAATAGGGAAATATTTTGAACCAACACAAACAAATCGTTTAAAATTATACGAAGGGGATAAATTAATTCAAAGTAGATTTGGACAGTCTATTAGATTTAGTGGATATAATAATTCTGACAATAAATTCGCACCTTCAATTATAATTCGAAATCGTCAATATGATATTGCTGAAAATGATTTGAAACTGGAAGATATGTTTGAGGAAGATATCAATCGTGATGGCTCAATTATCGCACTGGTTTCAGGTGAACATAAATTAACATACCAACCCGGTATAATAGATGATGGGGGTTCAAGTAATTTTGAAACAAAACCAAAGAATTTTGATAAATATCCAAAAGAATTAGTTGGAAAAGACCAGATTTTAATAAATTCAGAACGTCTGATTTTTTCATCTAAATCAGCAGAAATGATATTTTATTCAAAAGGAAACTACGGATTTATTTCTGATGGTCAGTTTTCAATTGATAATGGAAAAGCAGGTGCTAAATTGGATTTTAATGGTGATGTTAGATTAACAACAAACGATTTTAATACTTATATTTTAGGTAACAATGGTAAGGTATTTTTAAATACCGAGACCGAGACCGAGCATTTAGTTCGTGGTGACACATTAGTGAAGCTATTAGAGCAAGTGATAGATTTACTTGTAGCACAAGTGTTCCCAACTCCATCTGGACCATCTGCGGTTGGACCAACAAATCAAGGAGATCTGAATAAAATTAAATCACAATTAAAAACAATACTTTCAACAAAAAACTTCACAGAGTAAATGTCATTTGATATCTTCAAAAAAAATATGTTAGCCTATATGGGAAACCAATCGGCAATAGAAAGTCATTTAGATTTTTCTAAAAAACTTACTATGGAGTATGATATATGCATGCGAAGGGGGTTTCAAATAGGAAATTCAGTATCAGTTGCAAAGGCAAATACGGAAATGATGGAAACTCAGGTGGGGTTGGCAGGTACTATCGCATTGCAAAAACAAAAGGGATTGCATCATATAATAAATGATATAGGCAAAGGTGTGGTTGGCTATTGGAGTGGGGCAACATTAAATTTACTTCCTGTACCAATAATACCTGCATTTGGGGCATATTTAAATATAGCGACCAACCAAGCTATGGTTAGTAAACCTGGTGATTTCCCAGATATGAAAAATCAGAGTCCAGTTACAAACTCAGGTCAATTTCTTGATCTGTTAATTGTGGCTATGACTATTCACTTAACTACAATTGAGGGGTTCTACTTTACAACATCATTATACCCCGGGTTTCCTACTGTGCCACCTGCTCCTGGTGTAGTATCGTGGGTTGGATATAATGTACCACCCGCACAACCAACAGTTGTAGAACCCATTACAATTGATATTGTACCACAAGAACCTAAAAGTGTTAAATCCGCAATCACGTTAGAACCAGAACAAGAAGTTATAGCAGATGGGGCTACTGATTTAGGACATGGATTAACATTATCAACATCAGCAGGGTTAACGAGAGCAACGGTTTCAGCACCAACCGAAGAAGATAAATTAGAAGTATATCCGATATCTAATGATACGGATGAACCAACAGAATACATAATTATGGAAGATTGTAACAACATCAAAATTAAAACGCCTCCGATTGATTTAATTATCGCTATGAGAAAATGGGGGATTATTCAACCATTAGAAAGGGCACACTTTTTGGCACAATGTGCACACGAATCTGGTAATTTTTATTATAAACGAGAAATATGGGGACCTACACGAGCCCAAAGGGGGTATGATACTCACCGATATCTGGGAAATGAAAAACCAGGCGATGGATATAAATATTTGGGAAGGGGGTTCATTCAATTAACAGGTCTTGCGAATTATAGACAATTTAACAAGGGAGTTGAAGATGATGTGGTTGCACATCCTGAATTAGTTGAAACCAAATATCGTTCAGATGCAGCTTGTTGGTTTTGGGCAACCAGAAAACTAAACCGATATGCTATTGATGATACAATGGCAAGTATTACTGAAATTACACGGAGAATTAACGGCGGACGGAATGGATTAACCGATAGAGCCAATAAGTTCTGTGCATATTGGAGGGAAATAGAGAATAATCCGGATTTATACTCATAAAATACATAAATAAATAAAGGATATATTTATAATAAGAATAAAGAATTTACAATATGGATACGAAAAAATTAGCAAAGATTATTAAACTGGTGGTTGAGCACGAATTAAAACGACAACTACCTGATTTAATAAAAGAAGGCGTGAGTAAGGTATTAACAGAATCAAAGAATGTACCAGCACCGGTAACATCAGTAAAGAAGAAACCAAAAAAGACTATACAAAAAGAAGAAGTAGATCCATTTTCCCTTGCAAATTCAATGTTGGACGGGATGCAAGACACACCAAATGCAAAAACACCAACAGTAGCGGAAAAGAGGGAATTAAAAAAGTTGAGTAAAAATCCTATTTTAAATGAAATATTGAATAATACAAAGCCATTTAAAGATAGGGGCGGTCCACCACAATATGGAACGGAAGCTCCGGCACAATATGGACAATCTGAGCAGCTGGATGAAAGTTATGATGAAATGGATAAAACTGTATCATTTGATAAGAACATCGGACCAGCAGGAGCAGATGGGTTGAAATCCCAAATGGCATCTAAAATGGGATATAATGATACACAAAATAAAACACCTAAAACATCTGGTGGACTTGGAGTATCAACGGGATTGCCAGGTTTGGATAGAATAATGAACAGGGATAATTCTGACTTAGTTTCTAAATTTAAAACTCGTAAATAATGGCATTTGTAATTGGAAGAAAATTAGTAACTGATACGGCAGAATATGATGATTATGCATATGGTCTATTACTACCTGTGCGATTGGGTTCTACTGGTTACTTTGACCAAGCATTTACATCTTTTGAACAAGCAAGAGCGAATTTATTAAATTTACTATTAACAAAAAAAGGTGAGCGAATTATGCAACCTGATTTTGGTTCTGGATTACAATCTATATTGTTTGAACAGGAAACCGAAAATCTACCAGAAGTGTTGGAAGATACCATCACAGAAAATGTTAGATTTTGGTTGCCGTACATAACAATTGAAGAAATTGATGTTCAAATGACAGATGAAATGAAGAATAATAATACTGCGAATATGAGTATCAAATTTACAGTTGGTAGTGACATTGCAATACAAGAAATAACATTTACAATACAGGGATAATAACTATGTCATTAAATACTATAACAAAAAAGAATAACCAAAGTAGGGATTTGAAGTATCTAAATAAAGATTTCTCGGGATTCCGTGAGAATCTAATTGAATATGCTAAAACATATTTTCCTAAAACACATTCGGATTTCAATGAATCTTCACCTGGAATGATGTTCATTGAAATGGCATCATATCTTGGTGATGTGTTATCATATTACATAGATGATTCATTAAAGGAATCAATGATGTTATATGCAGAGGACAGAGACAACGTAATAAATCTTGCACAGTACTTAGGGTATAAATCAAAAGTTACTACACCAGCACTCGTTAAAGTGGCGGTATATCAGTTAGTACCGTCAATTGGTAGTGGAATAAATAACGGTCCGGATTCAAGATATTATTTAAGAGTAAAAGAAGGAATGTCATTGGAATCCACTACAACAGGCACATTATTTAGAAGCACTGAATTGTTAGATTTTTCTGTACCCAATGAACGTGAAATTACAATACACGAAACTGGAACAAACGGTGAACCAACTTTATATTTAATTAAAAAATATGTAAATGCCATTTCGGCAACTTTAAAAACATCTGAACATATATTCGGGTCACCTGAACAATATTCCAAGATAAATTTAAGTGATACTGATATAGTTCAAATCTATGATGTCCGCGATGAAAATGGTAATAAATGGTATGAAGTTCCATATTTGGCACAAGAAATGATATTTATTGATTATCCAGTTACAGAAGAAACTGATCTGGATTTATTACCATATAAAGATACAGTTCCGAATGTTTTGAAATTATTAAAAACATCAAGACGATTTGTAACACAGGTAAATGCCGATAATACTACAACATTAGTCTTTGGTGGTGGAAATTCAGACTCTTCCGATGAAACAATAATTCCAAACTTTAAAAATGTGGGATTGGGATTACAATCTTCAATTGATAAATTGGGAGCATCATTTGACCCAGCTAACTTTTTGAAAACACGCTCATATGGTCAAGCACCATCACATACAACATTGACAATTTCATATCTAACAGGTGGTGGGATTAGTTCAAATGTATCTAAAGGTGAGGTGACCCGAATTAGACAAATTGAATTTGATGAAGATAGTATTTCACTCACAGCAAGTCAACTGGCAATATATAAAGAAATGAAAAATAGTGTTGCTGTTGAAAATGAAGAACCAGCAACAGGTGGTAGGGGAACTGAAACCGTTGAGGAAATACGACAAAATGCATTAGCAAACTTTGCATCACAAAACAGAGCGGTAACTAATAAGGATTATCAAATTAGAGTATTGTCAATGCCACCTAAATATGGGGGAGTTGCCAAAGTATTTTGTGCACCATACGGTAAAGAGGATAGTAGATCATTCGCTATAAATTTATATGTATTGGGATATGATTCTAATAATGATTTAACAACATTAAATCGTGCGATTAAGGAGAATGTAAAAACCTATCTAAGCGAATTTCGTATGTTAACCGACGGTGTAAATATTATAGATGGGTTTGTCATTAATTTTGGTGTAGATTTTGAAATTAGAGTATATGGTGGTTATAATAATCGTGAGGTTTTGGTAAAATGTATAGACCAACTTACAGAGTATTTTAATATTGATAACTGGTCATTTAATATGCCGATAAACATAAGTGAAATTGAATTGTTAATATCTGGTGTTGAGGGAGTGGCATCTGTACCAAAATTTGAAATTGTAAATAAATCATTAGGGAAATATTCACGACATTCATATAATATAACGGAGGCTACTAGAGGTAAAATGGTTTATCCGAGTTTAGATCCGAGTATATTTGAATGTAAGTTTCCTAATACTGATATTAAAGGAAGGGTAGTTAAATAATGAATTATTTTATAGTAGCATCAAAGGATGCAAGTATATACAAAATCCAGCCAACTCAAAATACTGGGTTAGATGAAGTTCTAGAAGTATCAAAAACTTATGTGGGTGGGGTTTTGGATATCTCACATGGTTTGTTAAAATTTGATTTGTCCGAATTATCATCTTCAATAGTAACGGGTAATATTACTGCATCTGCTGCGACTTTGGTTTTGAAAGAATGTTATGCCAGTTACCTACCAACTGAATTCACACTTTATGCGTATCCAGTATCTCAATCATGGGATATGGGAATTGGAACTAAATTTGATGAAATTAGTACAGCAGGTGTGACTTGGGAAAATAGAACCACATCAACCACCTGGTTAGATACGGGTGGTGATTTCGTTTCTACACCTGTAAGTTCAGAAGTGTATACATATTTATCATCTGATGTTTCTATGGATGTGTTGGAAGTGGTAAATTCTTGGTTAAGTGGTAGTATTCCAAATGAGGGATTTGTTTTAAAGTATTCCGATATTGCCGAAACTGATGAAATTGATTATGGTACTTTACAATTTTTTAGTAAAGAAACAAATACCATATATCAACCCAAAATAATTATTGGTTGGGATGATTCAACATTTGCAACAGGTTCTTTACCAGAATTGGTTTCTAATGATATAAACATTACATTTAAACGATTAAAGACAAAATACAAAATTGGTAACATAGATACAATACGTGTGGTAGGTAGAGAAAAATACCCATTAAAAACATACACAAATCAATATGGATATGATGATGTACAGTATTTACCAGAAACAACATATTACCAAATAAAAGACGCATCAACACATGAAGTGGTCATTCCATTTAGCGAGCATTCTAAAGTAAGTTGTGATGAAATTGGCAACTTCTTTAAATTAAATTTCACCAATTGGGAAATAAATCGTGAATATTATATAGAAATTAAAGTTGAAAGAAGCGGAAATATAGAACATTTTTCAGATAATGATTTAACATTCACCGTTGAGAAATAAATAGGATATGCAAGAGAGTGATTTTTTAGAAAAATATAAAAATTCAGAAACAGTTCGCCGGGGGGTTGAACTGATTTTGAAATCACCTGATTATACTAATGAATACAAGGAATTGATTTTAAATTTCCTTGGTGATTCATATGGTACTATTCCGATGGGGACGACCACAGGGGATTTAAATACTGATTCTCTTTTACATGGCAGTATTTCAATTTTACCAACACCATTTACATCTGGTAGTGTAACTATTTCTACCAAAGGACCTGGAGCTCGTGGTTATCTTGAAAAACCAAAATATATTGATGATGAATTGGTTAAGGCAATTGATGTAACGGTAACGGAACTGATAAAGCCGAGAGCAAAGGATAAGCCAAACGTGGTTCTAACATCCATATATGATGATTTAACAGTTGTATATAACGGAGAGATATCAGATCATCAGGCAACTAAAGAAGCATTGGCGGCAATTAGAGCAGATTTGGAAGCCAAACTCGCTGAAATTTCCTCATTATTAGTTACGGTTGATTCTGAAAAATTATTGAGAGCATCCGCCGAAAACGATTCGGATATGACCAACGAAAGGTACGTTTCATTATTAACCGATTTTCAAACTGCATTACAAAAAGGTATTAAAGATGCAATTGAACGAGTTTCATTAGAAGCACAAGTTCAGGGATTAACGGCACAAGTTAAAGTATTAACTGATCAAATGGTAATTCTTAACAATATAGTAAAAGCACTTCAAATACAAGTAGAGGCTGAACAAGCCCGACAGGCAGCATCGGAAGTATTAGATGGAGTAACCGGCACATACGACCAAAAAACAAACACAGGCTGGAAATTACCACAAACCCAAATACGTAATGACCAACATGTACTATATATAGAAACTGAAAATGATAATAAAGTTAAATATATACAAGGCACTGCTATCAATTTCTATAATTTTAATGAAGATACACCCGCAGTATTCCACTTATCAACAGCAGGTGATGCTACAAAATGGTTAGATGTTCCTAATACAATCACAGTGCCACGAAGGGACGGAAGTGCAGCAGGGAAGGGATATGTAACTTTACGTTGGAAACCAAAAACAGATGATAGAGGTGGCCTTTTTGGTGGAAACCGAAATCGTACATATGAGGGATCGATTTTAGTAACAACTTCATTTGGAGAAAGCCATCTAATTAAAGCTGCATATAAGCGAGAGGTTGATAGAAGAGATACTTGGAGTCCAAGGGGTATAGTTGGAACAACAATAGGAGCAGAAAAAGACTAATTATGGCAATAAAGGCATTCAAAGAAATTATTGAAAAAAAGGGATATAAATTAGATCCTAAGGACAGAAAGATTTTTGAAAGAGAATTATTTTCTTCCATTTTCGGTGCAACCGGGACAGATTGGAATATTACAGGAAATACAGATGTTATTGAATTTGTAATGTACGATAATGATGATAATAAATTACCACAGGGAGATTCTGGTAAATTCGTTAGATATATTTATTTGGATGACATCAATATCAATAAATACTTTAGTATAAATGAAAATAGTGATGTTAAGAAAACGAATGGTGCTAAAGAATATATAATTGATTCAGATTTACTAATTAAAGAAGCTGGATATTCTAATGGTATTTTCAAAACACAAATATCTTTATTAAATAGAAGATGTGGCTCAGAAGGAGAAAATTTTGATAAACTATGGATACATGAAATTTCACCATCAAGGACAGAAATTCGTGTTATGCCACTAAAAACTAAAGATGATGTGGTTATACCTGATTTACAAAACCGATATGATGTATTTGTGAATAATGGGGAATTTAGGGATGATACCAATGGATTTGTACAGAAATTCGTAGAAAATATAAATATTCAAGCTGTATTAGTGGATTTCCTAACTATAAAAGGAAAGGTGGTAGATGGTCAAACCTATGTTAATTTAATAAAACAAGAATTCAAGGTACATGATTTTGATATATTTTTATTAAATATTAGAACTAAATTTATTCAGGCGGCACAATATTTTATCGAAAACCGTAATTATGATATCAATTCACTCAATTATGGTAAATCATTAGAAACATTGCCGAATTTACAATTACCAATTAGTGAAATTATAGATACAGCATCAACCATATTATCAGCGGTTGTTGATTTTTATTTACCTAAACGTAATATATTAGAAAAAAATACATTATCAATGGAGGAACAGGTAACATTTGATAAATTGAGTAAAATTTTAAAAACCACCACAAGTGATTCAATATATAATAGTACCATACCTGAACCAGTTGTTATTGGTGCTCCTGATAGGGGGGTTATTGCTAATAGTAAAACTGTTACGTATTACGTTTGGTCTAATACGGGTACAATAAATTATACGAATGATGGTGATAGTGAAATGTGGATTGGCAAGGAAAATGATTCTATAACAATTACATATCAAACCGTGGAATTGGTGGGGGATATACGAACCACACCAAAAATACAAAATATAGAGAGAACGGTAAGGTGTAGGGATCCCCTTGCAGAAAATTACGGGGAAGCTGCGGTATGTACATATAAACCAATATCAATTGTAGATGATTACATAACTACATACCCAGAACCAGTCCGCGTTAAACCGAGAATATTTGAAGTAGGTGACAACTTTCACAATATAGTATAAATGTATTAAACTTATATTTATAGTAATAAAAGAAACAGCAATAAATGTCAGTAGCCATTAAATTTGATAAAACAGAAGATTTTCGACGTAACACAGGTGGTGGGGGTGGTGGTACAACTGTTTCACCCACTACAACCGGTCCAACAACACCGTTAATAACAATAAAATTTTTATCCTCACCTATCCATTCATCCATATTTATAAATGGAAATGATAGTAGTAAAACAACACCTAATGTTCTTTATTATAATCCTAAAGCACTATTAAATGGTAGGGTATTCACTGTCAGTAAATCGGGATGGGAATCAACTCAAAAATATAGAGTTAAAACGATTGAGATGACTGTAAGTGGTATATCAATCGCAACTTATATTGTAGTTGTAGACCAATATTTAAATGGTAAATGGGTAAATTTAAGTAAAAATACATTAGAATACGTTTCATTGGATTTTAGTCTAAACACGTCACGAGTACCACCAATAGAATATTCAGAAACATATGAAGTAAGATTCTTGGGTGATGTATCATCAGATGATATTATTTCATATTCAACTTCTGCGAATACAAATGGATTTATAAAAAATGGTGATGATTTTACAATATCGTTAGATGTAATACCAGGTAATACAAATGAAATAGGTCGCAGAGAATCTATGCGACCAGGTCGCATAGATCGTTTAATACCTGACACCATGCCATGGGTAAAATTACAAAGTAATGGTGTGACTAATTATACACATTTAGTAAAATATTCTATTACTGATAGAAATAACCCACAACCACTAACAATTGAAAATGAATTCACAAAAACACTATTACCAGGATTGACAACAATTTCTGCGGTTGTGAATAAATTGGCAGAAGAAATTTCACCAAAGAGTCCAATAGTTAGTGTATCTAATACGAGTTTACAATATAACATAAATGATACAGAATCATTACGAATTCCATATACTTCTCAATATTCAGATAGTATCATTTACGTACTTGGTAATACAAAACGTGAACTACCTAAAAACGGTTCAATTTCACTTTCAAAGAAAGATTTTAATAGTGGTATAGGTAGTTATATATTGTATTTACAACCAGTATCGGATATAGTTGGAACAGGTTTAGTAAAACGAATAAATATAAATGTAATAAATAAATCACATTCACCTGGACCAGATATAACACATATCACATATCCCGAAAATATCCAGGGTGCTGATTTTAAGGGGTATAATGAAAATTTCATAATTGGATGGCAATCAGTCAATACCAACTATATTGAAGTTTATGTAAATAAAAAGGATAATGAATTTGCCATCGCAAGGGTATCCGATAACGGATCACTTACGTTAAATGTTGCCGAGATTTTATCTAAAGGTAAAATTACTCACAATGATTCAACCGATAAAATTCCGTTTGAATTAGTCTTAATTCCGTTTAATATTGGTGGGGATGAGGTAGTAGAGGGTAAGACTGAAAGAATAACAGTTGTATTTGATAAGGGTGAGTTACGATTAAAAAGGGGTCAAGTGTTATTTGATATTCAATCTGCATTCAAATCCCAGTTTGACATAAGTTTACTAAAAGAAGAAACGTCAAAGTACCTTACACATTACGCACATTTCGGCGATGGTGAAAATAAAGTTATTTCTACTTGGGGAATTGATACAGAAACCTTTTCTACATACACAACAGGCAGTATAAGTTTAACAGGCAGTTTCAATGAAAGTCCTCGACAAATAAAAGAAGTAAAAAGTTTAGTATTAAAATTATACGAACCGTTACCAAGAAATATACAACCAAATCAACAACTTTGGCTTTCAAAAATACAATCAGTTCCACTAATAGGTGAGACTATTGCAAATGAAACTATTGAGGTAGATGAATCTCCATTATTACCTTGCTTTGATTGTGGTGATGGTGATGGTGATGGTACAGGTCTTGAAATAATAGATGATTTACTATCAACAGGAGAAACCGTAGATAAGTATCTTGGTACGAATGCGTTTTCATTGGAAATGTTGAATCTGAAATATTGGGATGAAACTGATTACCTTTGGAATAATTTTATAAAATATTCTTCGGCAGTAGAGCGGGTTGAAAATTTCTTTTACAAAATACAAGCAATTGAAGCATATGATGCAAAATACGATTTATTACTAACAACATCAGGTTCATTAAATGCAATTGCTGTAAAAAATGAAATGGCAGGTATCACAACCACCATTAATAAATTAAAATCAGGATTTGATGCATTTGAAAATAAATTATACAAAACCCCTGATGATGCATTCGCATATCCAGGTGCAGGTGACATATTAAGTGGATCATCTGATAGTTCAGTTCAATCTTGGTATACTACTATAATAGATAGTGCCACTACTTTTGATTGGGATAATAAAAACGCACTTGTAAGAAACATCCCTCAACATTTAATTGATGATTCAGAAAATGAAGATTTCGTATTATTTTTTAATATGATTGGTCAACATTTTGATATTTTATCAAGTTATACAAAAGGTATTACCGAATCTAAAAAAATAGTTCATAATTACGATAGTGGGATAACAAATGAGTTAATTTATCATATGTTGGAATCACTTGGTTGGGATGCTGATATGGGTATGCAATCGCAACAATTGTGGGAGTACGCTTTCGGTAAAAACGTCGATGGGTCAACCGCATCGGCAATGAGTGGTAAACAGAGACAACAAGAAATTTGGAGAAGATTATTAAATAACTTACCATATTTATTCAAACATAAAGGAACAAAACGAGCATTAACTGCGGTTATGTCATGTTATGGTATTCCAACTTCAATGTTAACCATTATGGAATTTGGTGGACCTGTTGATCCAACAGTAGGAACTACAACTAATTTCACATTTGATGATAGAACAGCTGCCATATCACTTGACGGCACTTCATCAATTTTAGTTCCATATAACCAATTTATAACAACTGGAAACAAACCACAATCTATTGAGTTAAGGGTTAACACATCATTAAAAGAAAAACAAACACTAATTACTGCCGAAGATTGGGATTTATCAATTATTCCCGGAACAGGTAGTTTAGCTGCAATACAATTATATTTTACAGGAAGTGACACTTCCTCTTTAACAAATTATTTTCCGTTCTTTGATGGTGAATATACTCAAATCGTGGTTCAAAGAACCGTATCTGGTAATGAGGACACATACTGGGTTTATGCAAAAGAAGGATTTAACGAAAGAATCCGTAATGAAGTATCCTCAACTCTATCAATAACCACAGGTGCATCAACATGGGCAAATGGACCGGATTTAATAATCGGGGATGGATTTGTTGGAAATGTGGATGAATTCAGATTATGGAGTGTGCCATTAAGTGAGGCAAATATAGTAAACCATACATTATTACCTGATGCAATTGATGGTAATGATTATAATTCCTCAACCGAAGATTTAATATTTAGATTAGATTTTGAATATCCAAAAGATAGGAGTGCGGCAGGTGATTTGGATATAAAAAATGTATCTATAAATAGAAAATATGGCGAAGATTTTGCAACTGCTCAAAATTTCACATCAATTACAACCTACCCATATCAATATGTTTCATATGAACGCTCAGTTACGGCAGTAGTTCCGGCAACTGGTATAGGTCTGGCAAATAAAATTAGGTTTGAATCACAAACATTAGAAAATTATTTAAAATTCGGAGATACGTCAAACGTAACATCATTTGATGATGCAGTTGATTCAAATAAATTAGGATTATTCTTTTCACCCACACGTGAAATAAATATGGATATTTTACGTTCATTAGGAACTTTTAATATTGATAATTATATAGGTAATCCTGGTGATGAATATGCTGATGGTTATTCTGAATTAAATAATTTAAGAAATTATTATTTCAAAAGATTTGATTTAAATATTTATGAATATATCCAATTAGTTAGATATATATAAATAGCACACTATTTACTACTTTAAAATCGTTAGTTCCTGGTAGAGCAAATGTAACTACTGGATTACTTATTGAGCCACATTTATTAGAACGTAGTAAATTTAAACATACTAGACCAATTGCTGAGGATTTGACTCATGAAGCTATCATTGATGTAGATGATATTTTAGAATTAGATTCATCATATGAGTATATTGAATCCGTTATCACTACAAATAGTGCAATAACATTAGTTTCTGAAAAAACTAATTATGATGGTATACTCACAATTCCTACTGATATTGAATTACTTTCTACTAATCCATATTACGAAGGTATAATTCCAGTACAAGATACTGATATTACATTGTTAGGTGAGCTTTCAGGTCAGGAAACTATAATTGATGCTAAAATAGAAGGTACACTAATTGGAGAATATGATTCTATTAAATTGACACAAGTTGGAATGAGTCCTGATTCGATTTATAATGCAGGCTTTGGACTATATGGTGAAAATGGGCATACCAATAGAACACGAATTAACAAGTATGGTTATGTAGTAAGAGATAGAAAAAAGGTATATAAATTAAAAGAGAGTTATACAGTTAGGACACCAGAAAATATAAATCCGTTAGATCCAACAGCAGGTACTAATTATGTTTCCAAAACCCTATATAGATATAAGGTAACAATTTTGGATTTTGACCAAGTAACACCGATTGTAGCAGGTAATATAGTGGAAGTAACGCCACTAGACGGGTATTTTACAAGCCATTATAGAAATGTGGGAGATTTACCAACCGGTATGCAAAACTCGTGGTACAATGGCTCTAAACAAACATCAGAAACAACACTTGATGGTGGAGCAGCAGTACAGACGTTTACTACAAACCCTAATACATTGAAAGTTAGTGATACAGGTAGAGGGGCAGGTGAGCCAATTTTACAGGTGGACTGATATTAGTTGTTGATTTATTTTATTTTTAATACTTATATATATGAAACATTATGTATATAAATTAGAGGATAAAATAACTGGAGAGTTTTATTTTGGAAGTAGAACTTGCAAAGGAGAAATTAAAGATGATACTTATATGGGTTCGCCAACAGTTTGGAAACCTGAAAGGATGAATTTAGTAAAAACAATTATTAAAGAGAATTTTAAAACTCGTAATAATGCTACTAAATATGAAGCTGGTATTATTAGAAAATTTATAAAAAACGAATTAAATCGTAATTTCTCAATTCCAGGTGAACATTCATATAAAATCGGTTATGTAACCGTTAAAGATAAAAATGGAAAATATCATTGGATTCATAATGAAGATGTACGATTTTTGAATGGTGAAGTGGTTGGTGTTACAAGTGGTATTCCAATTTCTGAAACCCATAGAAAGAAAATAAGTAAGACACTTACAGAAACTATGTCTAAATTGAGTGATGATGAAAAACGAGAAAAGTTCGGAAGTCCGGGTAACAAAAATCCAATGTTTGGTATAAAGAGAACCGATGAATGGAAGAAAGAACAAAAGTTAAGAATGGAAGAATATTATAAAACGCACCAATATTCTAATGAAGGTAAAAAATTTAGTAAAGAATGGAAATTAAATATTAGTAAAAAAAGAAAAGAACTTGGATTATCAAAAGGGCAATTAAATCCAAATTGGAAAGGATTTGTAAATGTTAAAGATTTAGATGATAATTTATATGTATATACCACAATCACAGAAGCTGCAAATAAATTGAATGTGAGTAGGGATTTATTAAGTATTCATTGTAAAAATCAAACAACATACCAACGAGGAAAATATAAAGGTTGGAAATTTGAATTTTCAAAAGTAAAAAAAACTCAAAATAAAAAAAAATAATATTTATAAACAGATAATATAACAAACACAAAAGAAAAATGGCATATTTAAATTCAGAAGAAATTACGATTGATGCAATTCTTACCAAAAAAGGTAGAGAAAAGTTGGCATCGGGTGCAGGTCTTAACATTACTCAATTTGCATTAGGTGATGATGAAATTGACTATACCTTATACGAACCCGCACATCCAAGAGGTAGTGCATATTACGATACTGCTATTAAAGCAATTCCAGTAACGGAGGCATCTCCAGATGAAACACAAGTATTGAGATATAAATTGGTAACTTTACCTAAAGGTACTACTAAAATTCCAAAAGTTGAACTTGGTGTTCCATCACTTGTGGTGACACAAAATTCCGGACAAGTAGCATTGACACCCACAACTTCACCAGCAGGTAATAAATCAGCAGGATATACATTAGTACTCGCAAATAAAAATGCTGGTTCTATCGTCGGTACTGGTTTAAGTGCAGGTAGTGGTACAGTTCCAATATTTTTAGGGGATGAAATTACAACAACTGCGGCAGTAGAAAAGGGTACTGCATTTACGTTTGTACCAAATCCAAGTATTACACAAACGATAAAAACAACATTAACCGTGTATGGAAATGAAACTGGTGGTACACAAACCATACCAGTAACAATTACATACGTACAACCAACATAAAGATTGATATAACACATGAAAAAATTTGATTTAAAAAAATATATAAGTGAAAACATAATAGAAACTGGAATGCACAAGAAAGCCATACTATCAGAAGGATTAAAAGTTGGTAGTAAGTATTCATTATTAGATTCTGGTATAAATCAATGGAACGATAATTTTGAATATTTGGGATATGATTTAAATAACAAAGAACATGTATTTAGATCACCAGATTCACCAGGAAAGTTCACTTTTCAAATGTTAGGTAATTCGGAACTTAAAAAATCAGTAAAAAATAATTAAAAAACTATGGCACAAATAACTGGACAAGCAGGAACAAACTTATCATCAGAACTTGCAACCTATTTATCAAATAATCAAGGTAGCTTAACTTCCGACCAAATAGTAAGTATCATCAACCAATATTTAACTGGTGGTGATAAAGTTGCGGCGCAAGGTGGTGCTGTAAATACGGGCATATACAAACCGTTTGGAGAATTTGATCAAATTACAGGTAAGACTGAAATAGTAACAACAGGATTATGGAGTGGCGATGCTGGTAGTTTGACAACTTTCTTTTCATCTCCAACACAACCAACATTAGATTATTATATAAATGCTTATAATACCGATCCTGATACTGATTCATCATCCGTAGTTCAATTTGCGGTAGCATATGGAAATAAAACTGGATTAGGTTCTGTTTCATTAGCAAATGATGATTTATCAACATTGGCAACCAAAGCAACATACGCACAATATCGTTCTATTTTATTAGACCGTGATGATGAATATTTCACATTCCTTTCATCTTCAAATTCAGTAGCACATGATTCTGATGATATTTACGTTGTAAACCTTTCAAGATCAAGATATAGAGAATCTATGGATCCTGGAAATTTCTCATTAACATTGAGTGGTACAAATGGAACTTTTACCTTTATAGATGATAGTGGGAAAAAATTTGATGATACCGTAGGTAAAGCGGGTAGAGTATTTAATATAGTTCAAGGTGATTTAAATTTAGGAACTGAAAATGCAGCAACAGTAGTTGATACATTTGAACCACAAACAGGACAAGGATATGGGTTATTTTATCCAGATCAAGGACTACTTGTATTAAATCCAGGAGCACTTGCTTCTCTTGTAGGAACGGAGATAACCCCTGATCTTGGTGTAAATGTTCCTGAAAAACGTAACCATATAAAATTATTTGATTCTATTAAATTAGGAGGGGATTTTGAAGCACGTAGAACTGAAAACATATCAACAGCACATTACTTCGTTAGAGCAACCAATAGGGAATATAATTTTTCTAACAACCCATCATTTGTAACTGGTTCAGACGGAACTTTCGTAGAATCATCATTCGAAAGAGACCCAAAGACATATATAACAACCGTTGGTCTATATAACAATTCAAGTGAAATGTTAGCGGTGGCGAAAACATCACAACCAATACCTAAATCTTTTGATCGTGAAATTTTGATTAAGATCAAACTTGATTTTTGATGAATAAATCATAATAAAACTCAAATTAGATACCGTTTTAAAAAGTTTCTTATACTTATATGTATAGGAAACTTTTTTAGTTATGATTGATAAGATAAAATGTAGGCTATGTGATGATTCACACGGTATTAAACAATTCGGAATGCATATAACCCGAAAACATAATATTACCTACCAAGAATATGCTATAAAATATTGGAAAGACCTACCAAAATGGTCACCATGTAAAAATTGTGGAACTATTTGTAAAGATACATATTGTTCTATGGAATGCTTTAAAGTAGGGCAATCTAAAACACTAAAGGGTGGTAAAATGCCACCACGAACTAAAGAACATCGTAAAAAAATAAGTGAAGCAGCAAAGGAGCGTTTAAAGGATAAAACTAAACACCCTATGTATGGTAAGAAGCATAAAAAATCATCCATAGAAAAAATGTCCACATCACAATCAGAATTCTTAAAAGAAAATGGACATTGGGCAATTGGAAAAACATTTTCAGCAGAATCACGTGCTCAAATGAGCAAAACTCGTATTGAACGTGGTTATTCTAAAGGAGAAAATAATGCAATGTTCGGTAAAACTCATACTCCAGAAGCAATCAAAAAAATATTTTCACATAAACCAATGAATAAACTTGAAAAGAAGGTTGCAGATTATTTAGATTCAAAAAATATCAAATACACATTTCAGTTTTTTATAAATGATAATGGTGTTTGTAAATCATACGATTTTAAATTAAAAAATTCAAATATTATTATTGAAGTTCATGGTGATTATTGGCATGGCGGTATTGGAGTTAAAAAACACCATTTTGATGTAAAATCTACAATTCAGAATGATATGTTAAAACAAGGTATGGCTAAAAATAATGGATATGAAGTAAAAGTGGTATGGGAACATGACATTAATAATGATATAGAAATTATTGAGAATTTATTAAGTTAATATTTATACATGTAAGATTAAATTATGTTCAAACAGATACCGTATTCAAACATATCGACCAGAAGATTTAAAGTATATAAAGAGTGGTTTCTGGACCAGAGTGATGCATCAGTAATACCGGCTTCCAATGAAGTGGGTCTATTCGATTTAGATACATCCACTAATGTAGGTAATGGTATATACACCCATACACTATATCATTCAATAAAAACAAAATATTATTCTGCCAATGGAAATGTAATTTCCCAATTTGGAGTAATGTACAACCCTGCCGATTATATGGTTGAACGTTTGTTTAGTGATCAAATTTATGTAATTCAAATTCCACAAATAAAGTACGGTGAGCAAATAAAAAAAAGAAGTGTAACACTTGTAGATAATGACAACGGAATTACGTATGTAGATGATGGGTTTGGGGCATTGAGAACCGAATTACCAAGATATATACTTACAGGTTGGAATATTAATACTCAAATTATAAAATTTTTAGTTAATGGCACTAAATAGAGGTCACATTATCATCATTAGATTTGAATTCCGGCATAGGTACATTTACATTAGGTACTACCGAGGATAGATATGTATCGTATATTGATTTTGAGAATAATACAATGGTAACAAATACACCATTATTTTTTAATGATGTTGGATTGGATAGTGCAATATTTGGCAATGTATTTTATGATGATGGTTTAATTGTTATGACAGATTCATTAGCATTTTCTAATTATACAGTTGATTATAGGTCAACTCAAACTATACACGAAACGGAAATTTTAGTAACTGCCGATAGGAGTGAGTTTAACTATTCTCAAAACCCATCAGCAGTTGATGTTGTATTAGAAAATTCATATGACTTTACTACTACCAAAATAACGAATGTATCACCAGCAAAAACAGTCAAAATAAAGGAAGTTCGAGATATTACACAAAAATCATCATTTGTAGGAACGGTTGGAACTGGAAGTGGCACTTGGAATGACTATTCAGCTAACGTTAGCTTAGACCCAACTGGTTCATATTTATCTACATTTATAACAACGATTGGATTATACGATAGTGATGGTGAAATGATTGCAGTAGCGAAATTACCCAAACCAATAAAAAAACTTCCTGATTACAATGTTAGTTTTTTGGTTAGATTTGACAATTAATTATACTTATATTAAAATAAAGGAACAATATTATGGCAACATTATTAGAAAAATACTTAAAAGGTCCCTGGTTCAATGCACCAAAAATAGGGGCAGATAAAACTCCATTATCGGTAGACGGGGGCAAAAACCTTGCATCTGATGAAAATTTGAGTAAATTTCGTGGTACACCCAATACAAAAAAATACACAGATGGTCTAACAGGCGATTTATAAAAATTTAAAAAAGGTATGACACAACCGATTTGGAATTATCAAGGTAAGCCCATTACCGAGGTTTCCGATTTACCTGATAATGTACATGGATTCGTATATATGATTACTGATGAAAACGGTAAAAAATATATAGGTAAGAAAACCATATTTACGGTAAGGAAACGGAAATTTGGAAAAAAGGAGTCTAAACTTATTACTGATAAACGATTGAAACTTTATGAAACAGTCCGGAAGGAAGGGAATTGGAAAATCTATACAGGTTCAAACACTATATTGAACGAAGGGATTAAAAAAGGATTACAATACACAAAAGAAATTATACGTGTAGCGTACCATAAAAAGCAATTGAGTTATTACGAAACCAGGGAGTTATTTGAAAAACGGGTATTAGAAACCGATGATGATTACTACAACTCAAACATCAATGGAACGTATTTTAAAAAAGATACAGAAATTAAATAAAATTAAAACCGACATAAATTCTTTATATCGGTTTTTTTTCGTATATTTACCATGTAATAAAAAGAAATAGTTAAACCTTAAAACTAATATTATGAGTAAAAGAAGTTTTTTCCAAACAATAGATGAAAAATTAGAAAGAGAATTTAATGTTCATGAGACATTAAAACTTTTAAAATCTAATATAAATATTTATTTTAGTTGGGGTGTTTCAAAGGTGTATAATCACCAAAACAAAGCATTGATGATTTCAGTACATGGTTACATCCATAGTGGGTGGGTAATGGTTACTTTGGGTTGGAATGATACTTACGCATTCAGATTGTTAAATAATCAATTTAATGAGGTTTCAAAGGAGACTGGTGTGTATTGTGATATGTTGAGAGATATGATTGATGAAAGAATTGAAAAACAACCGAATTACATAAATTAAATAAATATAAATATTCAGAGGCAAAAACCTATGTAGATTAGTTTGTTTATCTAAAATAATTTCCGTACATTTACTATGTAATAAAGAGAGAGTTTAACTTAAATACGAAGATTATGACAACTATAAAACTAAAAAGAATTTGTAAAGGAAATTATACTGATTTAATAAGTAATAATTTAATTGAATTGGTTAACGGAACTTGGGAAGTTAAAAGTATTTTAACTGGCGAAGTTTATTTCTCGTCTAATACATTAAAAGAATGCAAGATTTATATATCTAAAGAAAATGAAATATTAAGCTGGAGCAAGTAATATGAAAGACTGAAAAATGTTTTATTTGAAGAAAAAGAACAGTTCTTTTTCTATGGATTGATATTCTTTGGTTTAAGTGAAATATCAAAATAACATCGGTAAACTTTAAAAATTCAATTATGAAAATTTGGATACAAAAAGGAAGTGTTTTTCATATGTTTAAGCAACATGATTACACGTTTATTAAAATTTTAGGCATATGGATTAGATACACACAAACAGATAAAAATTGGTATCGGTTCAAAAGAAAACGCATTTAACTTTAAAACATTTAAATTATGAAAAAATATAACACAGTAAACGGAACATCTTACCACAAAGATACATCAGAAGCAGTTATCAGAGTATTGGAAGCTGCACGTAATAGTGGAACTCGGATTAGGGTACATTACGGAGATACCACAACAGGTATAGATTGGAACGAAGAAAATGATGTAACTGGTTATGTTGGAATATCAACCGGTAGTATCAAAATACCATTGTTAATCCATAACCGTAGTTCAATGGGTGGTGGTGGAATTCTTGACCATTGTATTATTAAAATCAAATTGAGTAATGGTGGTAAAATTTTATATAAACACCCAAACTATCAAGAACGGGTGATTGAAGTGGTTGAAAGTGATATGATTGAATATGAGTGTAATACAACCATCAATGGTGAATTATATGGTAGACATACAACAAAAAAATCAGCAGAAAGACTAAAAACTCTATTAAGTTAAATAGGGATTATATATATTATGGATGTGTATCCATAGTAAATAAACGAATCCCTTGTTTATCTAAAATAATTTCCGTATATTTACTATGTAATAAAGAGAGAGTTTAAATTATGAAAATTAAAGCCAACGGAATCGAAATAGAATACACATCATACAGCTACGAATGTTTTTTAGGTAGACTTTGGACAGCTACAATAAATAGTATAGGTGGTATAAAATTAGAGTGTATGGTAGATGATGTGACGTATAACTTTTCAGAAGTTTCAAATGGTGCTGATATTACTGCTTCAAGTAAAAAGGATTTGTATAATATTATATTTTGGTTAAATAAAGAAGAAAAAATATTTATTAATAAAGACGGGGGGATATAGAAACCCCAGTGATTATATATATTATGGGTGGGGATGATATACATGCGAAAGCTGCCTACCCAGATTCCACATCCATAAAAATAAAGAAAGCCGAGATAATTAGGATATCTCGGTTTTTTTTTGTATATTAAAGGTTAAATTTAGAATATAAAATGCTTTCATTTAGAGATAAAAATAAAATACTCAATATAATTGATGAAACTTTAGGACCCGGTACAAAAACAAAGGGTGATAATCATAAACACTATTGCCTATATGAATTAATGGTTTTTTTCTTTTTTAATATTTATATAGGTAGAGTTGAGGCTACATATTTAAGAAATTTTTAAAAACCTGTAAAAAAGTAAGGTCCTCAACCCTGAAATTTTATGGGTTTTACTTTTTATGAAACATTATGTATATAGATTAGATGATCCAATAACTAAGGAATTTTACATTGGTAGTAGAAGTTGTGAGTGTGAAATTACTGAAGATCATTATGTGGGTAGTTATAAAACTTGGAAACCAAAAGACAAATCAAGATTAATAAAAACAATATTAAAATCAAATTTCCGAAAGCGAGAAACTTGTATAAAATATGAGAGTATATTAATAAAAGAAAATATAGATGATTCACTAAATAGAAATTATTATATACCTAATATTGGATTCCATAGACATGGTTTGGTTCATACAGAAGAAAGTAAGAAAAAAATGAGGGAAAAACGAAAAAATCAGATATTTTCAGATGAAACTTGTAAAAAAATCAGTGAATCTGGAAAAGGTAGAATTGTAAGTGATGAAACTCGTAAGAAAATTAGTAAGGGTCATTTGGGAATTACATATGAACAGCATATGGGGGAATATCGTGCAAATGAACTTAAAAAATTAAGAGTGGAATATTTAACAAAAAATAACCCGGCGAAATTACCTCATGTGCGATTACAACTTATAGAACGGAATATTAATAATAATCCAATGAATAGTATAGAAGCACGAGAGAAACTAAGTAAAGCATTAAAGGGAAATATTCCCTGGAATAAAGGTATAACATGGAAAACGAAAAAAAATAGATAATGTTATCATATCAAGATAAACAAAAAATTATAAATATATTAGATTCGGCATTAGGAATAGGAACTGATTTAAAATCAAATGAACGAGTATATCACTGTCCGTTCTGCCATCACCCAAAAAAGAAACTAAATATAAATATAATCAAAAAATACTGGCACTGCTGGGTGTGTGATGCAAAGGGGAAATCACTATATTCATTACTTAGAAAATTAAATGTTGATAATTACAAGATATCAGAAATAAATAAAATTTACGGTAATGAATATGTGACGGTGTCGCATACTGATGATGTGAAAATTGAATTACGATTACCAAGTGAATTTAAATCAGCATTACTAAAGCCAAAATCATTTAATCCAATGTACACAAACGTTAAGTTTTATTTAGATTCACGTGGTATAACACGAGAAGATATAATAAAGTATAACATAGGGTATTGTGATAGTGGTCTATATTCAGGTCGTATTGTTATTCCATCATATACAATAGATGGAAATTTAAATTATTTTATTTCACGAACAATATATGAAGATGAAGTATATAAATACAAAAATCCACCTGTAAGTAAAAACGTAATCGCATTAGATAATCAAATTAACTGGAATGAAAAGATTGTGATTGTTGAGGGGATTTTTGATGCAATTGCAGTAAAACGAAATGCTATACCCATTTTCGGTAAAGTAATACCAGTTGTGTTAATGGAAAAGATTTTAATAAAGAAACCAATAGGTATTAAAATAATGTTAGATGTAGATGCCCAAAAACAAGCACTATATTATACCGAGTTTTTCACAAGACAGGGCATTCCAACTTCAAATATTATACCAACTGATAAAGATGCCAGTAGTATGGGATTTCCCGAAGCAAATAAAATAATTCAGAATACAAAAACAACTACATTTTCGGATATTATTTCACAAAAACTAAATTTGTAGTAGTTATA